CGTGATCCTGTCCTATGGTCCGGCCGGTTCGACCGGCTCTGGAGGCATTCCGAATGGCGGCAATATACTTGATGCCGGGGGGTCGAAGGTTCCATATCTTGCCAATGGACATAAAATATCCTGGGCTTTCGATGTTGATGCCGGAAAGGCATGGATAGGGGTGAACGGGGTTTGGCACAACGGTGGCGGGCCGGCTGCGGACAGCGATTGGCTCACCACGGGCATTACTTCCGGTAATGTCACGGATCTAAGGTTCCGGTGGTCCAATCATGCCACCTCGCCTGGCGGGGTCGGGAAGATTCTGACCGAGGCCGAGTCCAGCTATTTCAACGGCGGCGCGCTGTTCTGAAAAATGCTTCTGTTTATAAGAAAAGATACTATTAACACTAAAGGATGGATAGAATAGGATAAATGTCGGATGCTTATCTCAGTAATCCTAATCTAAAAAAGATAGGGATTAATATTGAATTTACAAAAGAACAAATCGAAGAGTATATCAAATGTGCTAAAGACCCTATCTATTTTGTAAAGAACTATATGAAAATTATTCATGTAGATAAAGGACTAATTCCTTTCGACCTATATGATTATCAAGAAAAAATGATAACTAATTTCAACGATGAAAGATTTGTTATCACTAAAATGCCTAGACAATCAGGCAAATCTACCGCTGTAATAAGCTTTATACTTCATTATATTCTTTTCAATGAATCTAAAAACGTAGCACTTCTAGCAAATAAAGCAGAACTAGCCCGAGAATTACTAGATAGATTGAAGAAAGCATATGAGAATCTACCTTTATGGTTACAACAGGGTATTACAGTTTGGAATAAAGGTTCTATTGAATTAGAGAATGGTTCTAAAATATTAGCTACATCTACGACAGGTTCAGCGGCGCGTGGTCAATCATTCTCCCTTGTATTCTTAGATGAGTTTGCATTCGTACAGCATAACATAGCTAATGATTTCTTCAAATCAGTTTATCCTACTATATCATCTGGTCAAGAAACTAAAATGATTATCGTTTCTACACCTAAAGGCATGAATCATTTTTATAAAATGTGGGTAGAAGCTGAAGAACAGAGAAGTAATTTTAAGACATTAGCAGTTGATTGGTGGGAAACACCTGGTAGAGATGTTGATTGGAAACATCAACAAATAGCTAATACTAGTGAAGAAGATTTTAATCAAGAATTTGCTTGTGAATTCTTAGGAAGTACTAATACTCTTATCAATGTTAATATATTAAGAAACTTAGCCTTTACTAATCCTACATTTCAAAAGAATGGATTTGATCAATATGGAGAAATTCATCCTGATCATCAATATGTCGTAACGGTCGATACAGCTAGAGGTGTAGGATTAGATAATTCGGCCTTTGTAGTTGTAGATATTACTACAATACCATATCGTGTAGTTGCTAAGTTTAAAGACTCATTAATATCACCTTTACTATATCCAGAGTTGATTTATAATGTAGCTACTAATTATAATGAAGCATTTGTATTAGTTGAAATCAATGATATAGGTGAACAAATAGCTAATATACTAGCTAATGATTTAGAATATGAAAATATATTTGTAACTAATATTAAGGGTCGTGCTGGACAAGTAATTGGTGGTGGGTTTAGTTCTAATAGACAATTAGGTGTAAGAACTACAAAACAAGTAAAACGTATTGGATGTTCTACATTAAAAGACTTGATTGAAAATAATAAAATTATAATAGAAGATTTTGACATCATAGAAGAGATGTCTAATTTTATTAATAAGAAAGATTCATATCAAGCAGATGAAGGATATCATGATGATTTAGTAATGTGTTTAGTATTGTTTTCATGGTTAATACGTCAACCTTATTTCAAAGATTTAACGAATTCTGATATACGAGAGAAAATATTAAAAGACAAAGAAAATATGATAGAAGCTGATTTATTACCATTTGGTTTCAAGTATGATGCAGTAAATGATACTGAAAATGAAGTAGCGGATCCATATAGTTTACATAATTACAATCCTCCTCATTCTACTTGGTAATATATAGCCAAGGGTCAATCATACTTACAGTTGCTTTTTTAAGTTTCATTGTATCACTAATTCTCTTTTTAGTTTCTTCTGAGTGAACTTTTCCTTTATGAGAATTGCTCATCTTGGTCTTTGTTTCGGCCGAATATTTTTTGCCGATTCGAATATCTCGTAATTTAATCTTTGTTTCTTCTGTATGTTTCATATTTCTATTTAGTCTTATTAACTTAGTTAAAATAGTTATTTTATAAATAATACTAAATGATAGTCGAATATATAACTTAAGGAGTTAAACAATATGCCTTTTCAAGTATCTCCAGGCGTTAATGTTAGTGAGATTGATCTCACTACAACGGTACCTGCCGTCGATACCACATCTGCTGGACTCGCGGGACATTTTGTATGGGGGCCAGTAGACAAAAGGGTTCTAATCACTAGTGAAAACGATTTAGTTAATAATTTTAATAAGCCTAATTCAAATACTGCGGATGACTTCTTCACCGCCACTAACTTTCTTTCATACTCAAACGCATTACAAACAGTTCGTGTAGTACAGACTGGTGTTTCTTCACTAGCTACGGCTGCTAGGAATGCTCAAACTAATGCTGCTAATACCATTAATACTGTTATTAAGAACGATGATGATTATGATGATAACTATTCTACTGGTATTTCTGGTGTAGGTGAATGGGTTGCTAAGTATCCTGGCGAACTAGGAAACTCTTTGAAGGTTTCTGTATGTGCTAGTGCTACTGCCTGGTCAAACGGTATTTCAGGTAATGTTGCTATTACTACACAAACAACCGCTCTTTCTGGTAATGGTACTGCATTCTCTACACAATTAGTAGCAGGAGATCTTATTGAACTAGGTCCAGATAAACAAAAGATTCGAATATCTTCTATTGCTAGTGCAACCGCTCTTACATTAGAAGAGAAATATACTGGTAATACTATTACAATTAATGCAACACATAGTCTACCAGCTAATGTTACAAGATATTGGGAGTTCTATAATAACTTTGATATAGCCCCAGGTACTTCACCTTTTGCTAATACACAAAGTGGTGTAGCAGATGAAGTTCATATTGCTATAGTTGATGAAGACGGTAAATGGACCGGTACTAAAAATCAAGTCTTAGAAACATGGCCAAATCTTTCATTAGGGTCAGATGCTAAAACTCCTGAAGGTAATAGTAATTATTATAAAGAAGTAATTAATAGAAAATCTCGTTATGTATGGTGGGCAGCCCATCATTCAAGCAATACAAATGCTGGTAATAAAATAGCAGGTACAACTTTTGTTGGTGGTACTCAAGTACAAACAGCATCAATGATATATGGTCGCGATGGTGCTACACCATCTAATGCTGATTATATCAACGGATATAATTTCTTTAAGAATGCTGAAGAAGTAGACTGTTCTTTTATTCTCGGTGCTTCTGCTAATCAAACTAGAGCAATTCATCTAGTAAATCAAATTGCTGAATTCCGTAAGGATTGTTTAGCAGTTCTTTCACCAGAGAAGGCCGATGTTGTAGATAATGCTCGTTTCTCAGGTGCTCAATCAGAAGACATTGTTGCATTCCGTAATACTCTACCTTCAAGTTCATTTGCTGTAATTGACTCAGGCTGGAAGTATCAATATGATAAGTTCAATGACCTTTATCGCTATGTTCCATTAAACGGAGATAGTGCAGGTACTATGGTAAGAACTGATAGAGTTCGAGACCCTTGGTATTCACCTGCTGGTTTCAATAGAGGCCAATTAAAGAATGTTATTAAACTAGCATTTAATCCTAATAAAGCAGAGCGAGACCAACTTTATAAGAGTGGTATCAATCCTGTAACAGCATTCCCTGGGCAAGGTACAGTCTTATTCGGCGATAAGACAATGTTAGCTAAACCCAGTGCTTTTGATAGAATTAACGTAAGAAGGCTCTTCATTGTATTAGAGAAAGCTATCGCAACAGCGGCTAAGTTTACTCTATTCGAGTTCAATGATGAGTTTACTAGAGCAAATTTTGTTAATCTAGTAGATCCATTCCTTAGAGATGTTCAAGGACGCCGTGGTATTACAGACTTTAGAGTAGTGTGTGATGAATCAAATAATACTCCCGAAATCATTGATCGTAATGAGTTCGTGGGTGATATCTTCATCAAGCCTGCCCGTTCTATCAACTTCATTCAACTAAACTTTGTTGCCGTTAGAACTGGTGTCGAATTTAGTGAAGTAGTTGGACAAGTCTAGTATAAATAGTTAAAAGATAAGGAGTTAATCAAAATGGCATTTAGTATCACCGGTTTCCAAGGACAGTTGACAGGCGGCGGCGCCAGAGCCAATCTGTTTCAGGTGACGATCAACAATCCTGTTGAT